AACTTTTCTGGACTAATTACTACATCTGAGTCTACCCATAGTAGCCATTCATAATCAGTCTTGTCATACCAGTAATCGATTACTGTCTGTCTTTGTCTAGCAATTTGATTGCCTTGACTTCGCAATGATGTAGCAAACTCTACGCCAGACTTTAACAATACATCTGTTACGCCTTGCATAAACTTTCCATCTACCATTCCATTGTCGCACCAAACTAATGCAATAGAATCTTTTTTACTCATAGTCCCCTATGTCCCTATCTATACTTTGATGTCTTCTTTGCTATTGATTTAGGTTGTTTTACAAACTGCTTACCCTTTTTCATACCTTCACGTTTAGCCTTGCTAGTTGCTGCATATTCAGATGAAGATAACGCTTGTCTTGCTTTCTTAGGCAAGTATCTTTCACCAGTAGCCTTACTGCCCTGAGTACTAGGCTTACCAGACTTAGTGCCCCAATCTTCTTTGGTCCACTTAGATAAAGATTTTTGCTTACTACTTTTACCACCTGAGTAGCCACCACCAGCCTTTTTGTATGCAAGTGCTACAAGTTGGGCTTTACGTGCAGACCATTGTCCAGGTTTACCACCCTTAGAACCAGCCATAATACGATTTTTAATACGGTTTCTAAGTTCAGGATTAGTATAAGACATTACCACTTAACCTTATCTGCCCAGTATGCTGCAGACATTTTGCCTTTAGCAATGTTTTTAGAATGTCTTGCTTTAAAAGATTTACGTTTCATCCTCATACGCTCAGACTCACCAGCCTTTGGTTTACCAGCAGTGCTAGCACCTTGTTCACCAAATCTAATTGTCTTTACTTGAGTACCAACTTTAGCCACAACTACATGTGATTTCTTAGGATGATTAGGAGTACGCTTTGGTTTATTAAAACCAGATACTCCAGCCCTAGAGAGTCTTGAGTCTTTCTTTTTTACCATATTCCCCATACTTTCCTAGTACTTGTCTGACTATGCCATTCTTGCCAATACGCACAACAAGTCCGTTTTTAATCTGTATTGGATTAAATCCATCATGTCGTTTGTATTGGCCAGATGACATTACTTTCCTCGTCCTGTTTTTCTTATACCCTTAACCTTTAATAAATTAGGGTTTCTTTTCTTAGCAGCCTTACTTGCTTTCCTTGCACCCGCAGCCAAGATTGCTCCAGCACCTGCCATAGATATTCCTTGCTTCTTCGCAATCTGCTTCTGGGCTGCTTTGAAGCCCATTCCCTTTTTGGCTTTCATTACTTTTCAACTTTCTTTACTCTGCCTTTAGCCTTATATTTTTTTTCTGATATAAACATTCCTGGATATTTCTTTTCAAGTGCTTTCCTAGCAGCAGTTTTTGCTGTAGCCACACCTTTAGGAGATATTTCTTTCTGAAATTTTTTCATTGCTTCTTTACCTGTAAGAATTTTTAGTACAGGTTTGCTTTTAGTTTTAATTACTTTTCTATTAACCATTGTTGGTTTAGTTTTTGATTTACCATTCATTTGTAGAATCCTTTTTTTGGTTTGTCAAGAGTGGCTTTACCTTTGTGCCAGGTATATGTTTTACCTTTGTAAGTTCCTTTATAAACATTTGGGTCTGTCTTACTACCTTTACCACCAAGGGGCATAGCCATTGTTGCCATTTCAATATTTAAATCATCAAATGATGGTCCAGAAGATTTTTTAGCCATGTTACTTCTTTTTCTTCTTTGCCATTTTCTTCATGCCTTTACGCATTTCCATCATCTTTTCAGACTTGGATTCCATCTTCTCACCCTTAGCATAAGCCTTGGCTGCAGCCTTTCCCTTGGCTGTGTATGGGAACTTTTTCTTTCCTACTTTTGGCATTACATTCCTACCTCTCGCATTGTGTTTGCTACCCGTTGGTCTATTTTTTGTGCCGCTGGCATAGTGTTTGCATCATATGGTTTGTTTAACTTTTCAGAGGCTTCCCGTGCTGCATTGATTTGCCGCCAAGTTGTCCCTCCTGGTTGGATACCTTCTGCTCTTGCAGCACGATAGGCAGCCAATTCTCCATCCCATTTTTTCTGGGCTATTGGTTTTCTGGCATCTCCTGGGGCTAACTCAAGAGTGCCAATCTTGCAACCAAAACATCCTTCTACAAACTCTGGATGTGTTCTTTCTTGATGTAAACTCATAGTGCTGTAAAGTTGGCTGAAGTAACGCCAACATTCCCAGCAATTAATGCTGCTCTAGTTGCATCGTCAACGGTATGGGTATAACCACCACGATAAAATTCATCATACTCTGTTATATCTGAATCAACTGGATATCTTACTTGTTTATAAGTAGCACCAGATTTAGCAATACTAATACCTTTATTTAGTTTATAAAAGTAGAACAGTCTGTGATTACCTGCTGGTCCCTCTTCTACATTTGGTGTCTTAAATAAATAGTTTGTCATTGTTCTCCTTAATGAACTTATCCATTAGCACTGCAACGTATTCGCCGTATAAACAGTGCTAATGTATCAATCAACTAAGCAGCGATTGAAGAACCTGATTCGATTCTGAATAGAGCCTCTTCACGGTAGCGAGCAAATCCTAATACGCCGTACCAACCCATTGGGCGATGACGCATTAAGCGGTCTACTACTGGTCCGATAACTGTATGTGGCTCTTCTGCCACAGCCTCAGCAAGTGCTTGCTGTCCGCAAATAATTGTGCGGTATACGCTGTTAGCAGCGGTTCCACCAGAACCATCTTGTGCCTTGTACATACGTGGAGTTTCTACGAAGTATGCTCCGCCGTATACACCAATCTCTCCTGCCCAAACACGGTCCTGTGAAGCACCATATTGGTTTGGTACTAACCAGTTACCTGTGTCAGTAGCAAGACGGAAATCATGTGATACCTCTGGGTGAATACCAGCCCAGAAGTTTGTACCCTTACGAGGTACTGCTTTGTTAGCACGTAGTTTTGCAACTGCTCTTAAAACGTTAGCAGAACTTAGAGTTGCTGCTGCAGTAATTGTTGCAGTTGAAGTTGCTGTTGAACCTGAGTAGATTACGTTTGAACCGCCACGCAATGTTGTCATTGCTACGGAGTCAATAGAATCTGCTAGGTTGTAAGCGATAATGTTTGCGATTGCTGGGTCTACATCAGCAAGGCTGAATAGTTCCAACGCACGTGTTACCAACACTGAGTTACCGTACTCTGCAAGAGTAATGGTTACTGAGGTTGGTGTTGACAACGCTACTGAATCGACATCATCTGTCTCAGTCAGTGGTGTTGTTGATGTTGCTAGGTCAACATAGCGTTGTAGAACAACTGTTGAACCTGGAATTGCTTGACGTGCTGGACGCTTATCTGCTACTGAACGAATTAGTGGTTCAGAACGGAGAGCGAATTCTAGAAGACGGTCATACGCCTTCTGGACTAGGCCAGCACTACCAGCGGTACCTCCAAGAGAGGAAGAACCTGTGGTTGTGTAATTTACTGTAGGCATTTCGTCACCTCCAAGTGACTATGAACGGAATTAAATTATTGTGACCGCAATAATGCAATGAGTTCATCAGCGGATTGAGCATTGTCAATCCTTGTGTTGAAGTCTTGCTCACGGTCTGGTGTAACCGCACCTTGAGTAACTACATCCTGTTGGCGTAATGCCGCAAGGGATGCGTTATCTGCATTAGACTGAGCAGGAACATTTATTCCAAACAAATCTGCGTTATCATCAAGCCAGTGCGAAACTGTCTCCTCGTTAACATCATCTAAGTCTTTTAGTACTAGTCTTGCTGCTTTAAGGTTTACACCTTTTTTCTCTAGGACTTCTTTGACGACTCTCTCACGCTGCACCTTGGATAATCCCTCAAGTTGCTCAGTAAGTTCCTTGATACGCTTCTCATCTGCACGTTTGGCTTTTCTTAGTTTCTTAACTAAGTCATCACCTTGCAGAGGTGTATCGTTATCTTGGTCTTCGTCTTCGTCTTCCCAGTAATTGTTGCTCATAGCAACCACCCTTTCTATTCGTTGTAGTTCGTAGACCGCAGTTCAGTTCGGGGAAACTGGCTGGCTTCTACTCCCAGTCTTATACACCTCACGGGGCTGGTATATCCGTGTAGGGAATCTATTTTAGAACTGTCCTCCAGAGGATGTTCTACGTAAGTATTGTGTTGATAAAGCACCAGAACTTAATGCAGTTCCAGATGAGCCTTGGAAGGCGGCTTCTTCACGGGAAACAAGTTGTTGTCTCTTGCGTTTAGCAGATGCTAAACCTTTAAAGGTTGCTTGCTCTGCTTCAGTTTGTCCGTATGTAATTCCTTCTTCATCATAAATCTGACCTAACTTAGTAGCAGTAGGAAGTTCTTCGGCAATAGTTCTATAACCTATCTGTGCCTGTTCTCTACTAATACCATATCTAGCCAAATCTTGAGCACTTGTAGCAGTTGCTGCTAATCCTTGACCAATTGCTGCACCACCAATTTCAGCAGAGACAGCCTTTTCTTTAAGATTTACTAAAGCCTTTTTAGGGTCTAAGAAATACTGAACAAGGTCTGCTTCGCCAATACCATAGAATTGTTGGAATGCATCCTTAGTTGCTTGGTCAGCCATCTTAACTCTATCTACCGCAGTAGATACTCTTTCAGTAAATTCAACAGAAGATATATCAGCACCAATAACATCGGCTATGGCTGATTGTTTAACAGTTCTATCTACACCAAAATAATTTTCAAGACCGTATGATTTAAGAGTTCTTGTATAATCATCTTCCAGTGCTAAATACTCAGCCTCACTTAATACATTTAATCCAGAAGAACGTCTTAATTCATTTCCTCTAAATCTTGTAATATAAGCCTTGTTATATCTTGGGTCAGTCTTTAAAGCAAGAGTTGCCTCTTCTGCTTCATAACCTTCCTTCATTAAAGTTTCTATTGTGCTGGCTAATTCACTTAAACCATACTGGGTAAATACATCTTTAAGCAAAGCAAAAGCATTTCGTCTTGCTTTTTCATCTTGCATCTTTGCATAGGCTAAAGCAGGGTCTTCTCCCCCACCCTCTTCTTCTCCGCCACCAGTATCATCTTCGCCACTAACAAGACCTTTATTATATTCTTCTAATAATCTTTTAAGTTCTTCTTTATCTTTCTGTATTTGTTTCATTCCTTCTTTAAATTGTTTATCAAAGGATGAAGTACCACCACCAGTTTTAATAGTTGGTTGTTTAATAGGTTGAACTAATTTACTTCCAGTTGCTGCTTTACCGCCACCTTTAGGTGCAGCACCAGATGATTTTGTTGCAGGGGCAGGTGCAGCAGGTTTAGCAATTACTGCAGGTATTTTAAATGCTGCTGCTGGTTTAGCCGCAGGTGTTGTGCTTTTCTTTTTTCCGCCAGTTGCCATTATGCTATCAATCCAAAGTTACGCAGAATATTATTTGCATATCCTGCTGCTGTTTCTAGGGCATTTGAAGTATTAGCCCAACGTGGGTCCTTCTTAAGAGCACGTTCAAATTCAGTCAAGTTCATTGCTCCTTTGTTTCCATTGTTCTTAAGTGCCATTTGAATTGTTGGATTCATGGTATCAATTTGTGATTCAGGTATCTCTAGTATCTGTCGCATTGTATATTTATAGTTAGCAGATAGGTCATCTAAGTCAACAGTATCAGATAGAACATCTGCTAGGTTAGAATAGGTAGCCTTAGATACTGCAAGTAATTTTGCTTGGATTGCTTTAGTATCTCTTTCATTATTTTTTAATGAACCTGATACATACCGCAAAGCATCCTTGTTAGTTAAGGCTACTCCATAACTCTTAGCATAGGATAATACGTTATTAACATCCTGAGCAGCCTTGCTGCCACCTTTTAATATTACATCAATGTCAGAACCATCAAGTGCTTTACCAGCAATCTTGCGCTGTAATTGTAATATATCCTCAGTATCTAATTGATACTCACCAGTGACTCTTCTTGAAGTACCGCCAGAATCTGTTTCACTAGTTGTAGTAACCTGAGCATTCTTTTTTTCCAATGCTCTTAATTGTTTGTAATATCTTTTTTGTTCTTCATCTGTAGCGCCTCTGCCTACATATTCCATAAAGAATCTATTTAGGTCAGACTCTGCTTCATCTACTTTAGTTACGTATTCATCATAAGATACTTGAGGTCCACCTATACCTTCATCTTTAAGGTCCTCTTGTAAATACTTAAAGAAAGATTTTGGTTGATTATTCTTATTAAGTTCTAAATCATTTACCATTACCTTAGTATGTTTTTGCAATGCAAAAGATAATGCTTTACCAAAACTAGTACTAGTAGTATCAAGTCTGTCATAATCAACTTGAGGTATTCTAAGACCAGCACCTCTTAAGTCATCAAATAAACCTTTTAGACCACGAGGGGATTTAACAGCATCTTCTATAACTCTTTTTCTTAAAGCATCAAAGTTAGATGTAGATGGAGTATAAGGGGTAGATAAGCCACCTCTTCTTAATTTACCACCTACGGTTTCTACGGGTCTACTTTCTTCACCAATATAAATATACTGTTGAACTTGAGCATCGCCTTCAGTACCACTAACCCAACTACCACCATCATCTGGGTTAACTGTTACCTTTAAACCTTTGGCATTAACATCCTTTACAAACTCATTATCTCCTGCATATTCTTCATTCCCAGCCATGCCTTTAGTATCAGTAGATTGTTGTTCTTTTAAAGTTTTTATTTGTGTTCTAAGAGTTTCTGCCCTAGCAGTATCTCTAGTTTCTTCTGCAACTGCTAATTCTTTTTCTTTAACAGTAATATCTTTAGTTCTTTTTTCTGCTGATTTTTTATCAGCAATATCTAACAAGTCAGTTTTAATTGATTCTATTTGAGCCTTACGGGTTTCAATAGTATCGCTTAATTCATTTAATTTATTCTTTGCATTATTAAATCTAGTAACAGCACTTGGCCTATCATCATCTCTCCAAATAGCCATTTGCTGGCGTTGAAGTTGTATGTCTTTTAAGTCACGGGCATTTAATGATTCAAGACCTCTTTGCTTGTCTCTCAACTCACGTTCTGTTAATTCAGCCATTAGTATCCTTTATATGTTTTAGCAGTGTAAGTATCTCGGGAGTAGTAACCAAGAATTGATTTAAATATTGCTCTGCTTGCTTCTGTTAAGATAGCATCTCCAGAACTTAAACTTGCAATTAAGTTTTCTAATTCATCTCTGAAACTTCTTTTAATATCAGCAAAGTTGTCTGCCTCACGAAGCGAAGCATCATTGGCCAAAGATACAAACTGACGGACTCTTGATGTAACCATTGCTAATCTTTGACGTGTTCCTGCTGGCATACTTATAGATGAATCCTTAATCATCTCTTCAACGTTAGCCAACATATTCAACTCTGTTGCTACCTCATTACCTCCAGCCACCAGGGCTGCTTCTAGTAATGGATTAGATGCTTTAAGTAATGAACGCCTTCTAGTTGAGTCAGCAATCTTTGCTCTACGAGCACTAATGCTAGGTGTTGACTTTAAGAATTCTTTTTCTTCTTTACCAATATCATAGTAAGCCTGTTTATCTTTAGCCACCAAAACATCTAGATAGTATCTTTCTAAAGATTTATCCTCTAGTAATCCTGCTGCTTCTAGATAAGCATAAGTTGGAGCATCAAACTCTCCCGCATGTGGGGCTAGTATCCATGCTGCTTCGCCATACTTTTTAACATTAGTTGAATTTTGTATAGCCCATGACTTAACAGCCTTAGTCTTTTGAATAACTACATTAGTCTGCTTTTCATTACGGGCAACGGTATAGATTAACTTACCTGGATTCTTACCAACAAATGTAGCAACTGCTAACTCATATGGGTCTTGAACATCGCCCTTATACTTTTGAGTTACTGCATTTACTAAGTCATAAAACTCTGGACGTAATCCAGTTATACCTACCTCTTTAAGATAGTCTGGAACGTTGATACTCTCCTGTAAAGATGGTGCTATTGGAGAGAACAATCCAATAAGAGAACGCATTACAACAACATTGTGAGCAGATATTCTAATCTGCTTCAAGTAGTTATACTTATCCTCTGCTGATGCATTAGGGTCTAAGTACTTAGCCATCTGCTCATCAGTATTAAAGGCTTGATTATAAGCAATAGCCTGCATTGCTGCAGTAGATTCTTGCCTATCTTTTTCATCTTTAGGTGCTAAAGAATATAACTTCTGCAATGATGAAGGAACTAAAGCACGCATTACTGTCATGCCATCGCCTATATCACCTAATGCATAGTTATCTAATTCTTCAGATAATTCTTTTGTTGCTGGTACTTTACCTAGTAAAGCCTTCATAGTAAGTACGCTTAATGCACCAATTGGTCCAGAAAGGGTAGGCATACCAGCATCTGGGCTGAATGAAGGGTTAGCCAAGGTTAGTTTAAATGTAAACTCATTAAACTTTGGCTGTTTAAAACTTTCTTCACCTGGTCCTAAAGCACGAACTGTTGCATCTACAACACCAAATATAACATTATCTGTTGGCATCATGATATATGGTTCGCCATTGTTATCTTTGTATACACCACCAGCAGCATCTAAACCAAGATGCATTAATCGCATACGGTATAAAACTCTTGGTGCTATGTTCTTTAAACGATAAACTCTGCGCCAGAAATCCTCAGTAGCACGGTAATAACGGCCAGTATTGCGAACTGCTACGGCAAAATTAGTTCTAACATTAGGGTTATCAACAAACTGTAATACAGCATCTGATGCTTCTTGGACGGATATTTCTGTTATAAGTTTCTGAGCATGCTGTTTTGTATCTTCAAGAATCTCGCCCTTAACTCTTTCTCCAATGACTTTACCTTCATCCTGGTATTGGGATAACTTATCAAGATAAAGTTTTCTAGCCATTTGCTTTTCTGCTTCAGCATACTTCTTACGAACATCTAAGTATTTAATCATTACAATTGGTTGACGTAGGATACCAGTTACTTGGTTATCCATTAATTCCATCATACCATTACCAAGTTTTTGATAAGCACTTTCCATATCAGAAATACCTGGTCCCTCAAGGGTAGTAAACAATTTACCTTTAGGTTGAAAACCTTTAGTTAATTCTTCGAACTCTTCAAAGGTTAAATTTTGTGCTGCCTTTTGAGCCTTATTAGATATTCTGTTTCCGCTACTTAATTCTTCTTTTACTAAGTTATCATAGTTAGATTTTAACTTAGAGAATAATGCTTCGTTAAAGTTATCTGCACTACCATGAAAAGTTTGACGCATATCTAAAAGAATACGGTCTATTAAAACTTCAGCAATCTCTATATCGTCTAATCCCTGTAGACGCAAAGCACTGGTATGGGCTGTCATACCCAAGAAACTTTTTAATGCTTCTGCGTCTTTAACTGAATGCGTAATGTTTGCGCTTAATGTAGGTATAACATCTTCATCAAATTTACCTAGTAAGTCTGTATTTTTTGATAGACCCACCTGTTGTAATAAGTAAGTTTTAGCACCAACATAATCACGTTCAGTTCTTAAACCATTGCTTGCCACAAATGCAGCAACTGGGTTAAACTTAAGGTCTTCAGCAATACCCTTATTCTTTCTAGTATTACCATAGAAACGTTGAACAAAGTTCTCAAAGTGAACTAAAGATACACCTCTACCAGCAAGGTATTGTAGTGAAGCCAACTTCTCAGTATCTATTCTTTGGCCAGTCTTGCCTTGGGTTAAATCTGGGAAAAGACCTCTGGCTACATCTAAATTACTTAGGTTAACTATCTCTTCAGTTACCTCAGTAGACTGTCTTCCAACAAGACTTGCACCTGCAGCAATAGACCTAGTACCTGCTGTTAAGTATTGTGAGTTTAAAGTTAATGCTTGAATTAATAATTGAACTTCATTATCATTTAGTTTGCCTAATACACCTTTTTTATTCATTGCTTCTGTAATGTATTCAGCCTGAGCAAGTTTACGCTCTAAAGATGACAACTCTTGAGGTTCTTTTCCGATTGTATTAGCGTAATCAGAAATCATTGCTAGTCTTGCATCTTTATCATACATATCAGCAGGAGTAGGTCTGCCTAATTTCCTAGCAATCTTTACTCTTAACTGCTCACCACTCTTAGAACCTGAGTATGCTGCTGCAATTCTACCCATTCTATGACCTTTGCGGTCTAAGTATTGGAATAAATCCTTAGCAGGGGCTGTAAGGTAGTAAATAAAACCTTCATCAATAGCACTTCGAATACCTAAACGTGGGAAAAGTGTAAAGATGGACCAAAAATTAACTATTGCAGTTGATAATGCACTACTAGTAGCACCTTGAAACATGCCAGAAATTAATTTACCTCTGTTTGCCTCATATGAATACTGTGCTAACTCTTGATAATCAAGGGTAGATATAGCACCACGCTCTTGAAATGGGTGAATAATACCCATTGAGTCAAATTTTGTTATGTTATCTTCTACTTTAATGCCAGACTTAGATACAATATTTTCAAATCCTATTGGAACATTTAGTTTCTCAGTTACTGCAACACCAACTGAAGTACCATATTTCTCATCAAGGGTTTTCTTTATATATTCTCTACCCTTTTCAGTTCCTTCAATTCCTAAACGTTGCATAATTGCAACATCAAGGCTGCGAAGCATAGCAACTTGGTCGTTTGCATCAGAGTTAATAAACTTAATAGTTAAAGCCTCTGATAAATCTTTTGGTAATACTTGTCTTGCAGTATTTCTGAAAGTATCTGCACTTTTAATAGATTGAGTTCTGTCAGTAATATTAAGTTTAATCTCTTGATTTTGTGGAGTACGTGCTGCAAGAAGAGATATACGTCCTTTAAGAGTTTTTTTATTAAATCTTGCAAAGTCTACTATCTCTGGACCTATTAACTCAGCCTCACGGGTAGAACCCGCCTTAACAAGGGACTTAGATATCTCCTCAACTGACTGAGCAATTTCTTTAGTAGTACCAGATTTAGGATTTAAAAAGTTACTTAATGCTTTCTGAGCACCAACAGTTAGTCTACGTTGATTACGTGCAGTTGCTATACCATTACGGAAGAACTGAGCACCACTAACTCTGCCAGCCATAAACATAGAAAGATTCTCAACATTAGAGAAAACTGTTTGAGCACGAGCAGCATTAACTACATTATTTCTTTCTAAGAAATCAATAGCCTCATCGTTGTTATACCCAGGAAAACGTCTTTTAATATCATTACGAATTCCAATTTTAGCAATCTCATCTGGTTCATCATTAAGTCTTTTAACAGCAGGACCTAGTTGGTCATCCCATAATTTAACTATGTCTTTGTTGTCTTGAAATATATCTCTAACTCCAGCAACACCAAACTGCTCAATAGTTTTACGCATTTGAGTACCAGTTTGATTCTTAAGACCAAACATTGCTGCTCTAGCAGCAGCAGTTGCTCCGCCAGTTATCCAAGTTAGTGGGTCAACAGCAATTTGATATATAAAATCTATAGGACCAGAAACACCTTTAACTCCAGTTGCACGTGCTACATCTCTACCTGGAGATACTTGTGCATACTTAACGCCATCCATTACTTTTTCAAACTCTTCTGGATTGTTGTATGCTTCTTCTAAAGCCTCTAGTAGTTTTTCATTTATTGCACCACCAGCACTGGCAATAATCTCACCTGGTTTTTTACCAGCAATTAAACCTTTTGCTATCTCTACTTTTTCAACACCAAAGTAATCTGCAGCCTCATTTAATGAAGTTTGGTCATAAACTCTACGGCCATCCCAAGCATCACTAAAAGATTCTTTAGTAAACAAACCTTCGCCTTGTGCAGCCTGACGTGCCAGTAAGTAAGGTGTATTAATTACTCTATTAAAAACACCAGCAGTTTTAAATAATAAAACTAACGGACTCTTTAAAACATTAAATCCAGTCTTAATTGCACCAGTAACATAGTTACTAGCGCCTGGTTCTGGCAATTGATAATCTGACTCAGGAAATAAAAATTTTAATTTTTCTTGAGCACTAGGGTCTAGATTGTTAAATTCTTTACGGGCATCATCAATTCTTAATTGATTTAACTTTTTGTTTTTTTCAATAGTCCAACTAAACTGCTCTAGTTGTGCACCTTGTTCCATAGGTATATTTGCAGATTTAGCAGCAGCATAAAGGTTTGGACTAGCCTTGGCTACTATTGGATTAAGACGATATGCCATTAGTATCCTTCGTCAATTAAACTTCTGTATATTAACTCAGCATCACCAGACGGGTCATATGGAATTAAATTTTTAATTACATCTTGAATTGTATATGATGGATTAGGTAGTTTTGGTTTTACTTCTGAACCAGCACCAGCACCTATATCAATTCCAGTAGTAATAGGTTCTGAAGGACGTGCAGTAGGCGCTAACAATGGCGTTGGCATTTCCATTTGTGGTATTGGATTACCAGCCATAGGCGCTGCTACTTGATTGTCGTAGGTTTGTTGTCCTTGTCCGTATGGTAATCCTGATATGTAGGTTGCAGGTTGTGTTGGACCCCCGTCAGTACGCTGACTAAGAGAGCCAGGGCCTGATACTGGGGCTGGGTTATTCGGTTTTCTATATCCACCTTGCTGTGCCACACTTCCTCCTACTTAGTAAATTGTGTTTTAACATTTGCGGTACCACCGCACCACACATTGTATTGAATTGCTATATTGATTGCTTTCTTTGCAGCCCCTGATGCTTTGGCATGAGTCTTAGTTTCAGACTCCATTGCTGATAACGCACCAAGCGCTAAGGTTCCACCAGAACCTATTGCATATAAACCTTTATCATCTCGCATATACCCATAGTCATCACTAACTTGATATATTTTTCCATTAAAACAAACTAATGCATCCCAACCTGAGTCATCATCATTCTTTGTTTTAGGTGTTGGGTCGTATCCACCATCTATTATAGTTTGTTTTATAGATGGTAATACTCTAATCATCATAAATCTATCTGGGTCTTGCGTCTTAATTACTTTAGGTGGTTGCCATAAGTTATTAAGGATATCTCCCACAATTGCATCACCTGCAACTGCAATTAGATACTCACCAACTTTTACTATTTTATCGCATCCCTTAGCAACATAAGGTCTGTCTGTATATGTGGTTAAAGTATCTGCGCCAAGTACTGCCCAGCCTTTACCCTGTATTCCAACTATTGCAGTCATGGTCCCCTTCTAAACTATCTTCTTACTACTGTCCTTGCACTAGCGGTTCCTACGCCACCTGAATTTAAACTAGATAAAAGACTTTGTAGTCCACCTTGTTCTGCTTGTGGAGGGATGCCTCCTACTGGAGCAGCGGGAGCAGGGGACGTTTGCTCAACCTGTGTAGCGCCAGTAGGAGGTAATTCTTCAGGTCTGAAGATTTCTTCAATTGCATCCTCAATTGCTACTCCCTTTTGACGGGCTTTAATTACATCTGAAATCTTTACAATGATGTCAGATGGGTCCATTCCTTGTGTAGCCATTTGAGGTATTGCTTGAGTATACGCCCCTAACGCACCCAGTAAAGAGTTACGCATTTCTTCAATCTCAATTTTTTCTTGTTCTTGAGTTACGTTAATACCAAATGGTAGTTCACGCATAACCATGTCTTTAGAAATAATCTTAGCACCTAATGCTTGTAGCATGAAGATAAGTCCCTGTGCTGGATTAAGACCAGCAAGCATGCCATAACGAACATCGGCTGAGTAATCACTCTTAATATCTTTAGAAGGCTTATAGTCAATACTGTAAGGAGAACCAGCATCTACACCACGAACTGTCTTATCAAAGTCAAAGTATGTTTCATCAACTTCAAATGCAATTGAGATAACATCTTTAAGGGCAGAGGCAAAAATAGCCTGAGCAGATTTAACCTGTGTATCAAAGCCGCCCATAAGGGCTTGAACGCCTTGACCAGTAATAATACTTGCATCAAGATTACCAGTACGTGATTCTGGATAACGTGTACCAGTTCTTAATTCTTGTTGTAGTAATGATTGTTCAGTAAATGCACCGCTAGGTATAGGCAGTTCAACACGGCGAACACCTGCAGGATTGTTTGTGCGGATAATAGAATCTCCGCCAAACTCAATTTCTTGAACATCTTGTGGGACAACAATTGGTGCCTGTACAGATTTCTCCGCTGCTTCCATCGCAAGTAATGCGAACCTATTACGAAGTAGTTGGATACCTAGTACGTCATCAAATTGTCCACGCATTTCACCATCAACGCTTGGGCGTCTAGCAACAACAACCATCATCTTTCCAAGTGGATTAACCGCTTGTGAAAGAACTAGATTGCTACGGCTAGGAACATAAATAAGAGATTGGTCTTTATCGTAATAACGAACAAAGTCAATCCTTGCCATTAAGTTTTGTTCGTATCCATCTCTACCCAATAGTTCCATTTCGTACTCTGGGAATTGTGATACTAACTCAGCAATTGATAGTTCATATCTTTTAGCGAAGGCAATGCAGCGTCCGTAGCGGTCAAACTCTGGGTAAGCCCCAATTGGACTTTCTACACGAATACGCGGCAGCCCTGCCTCTTCGTCTAATTCAATTATGAATGGGACGAAACCGAATGTGATGTAATGGTCTGCACCTGTGTACATCTGCACTTGTAAATCTGAATGAGCAAAATAGTTAGCAGCAATGCGAGTACGCTTGTCAGCAAAAGAACGAGCACGGTCAGATACCTGATTAGCGGCTGAGCAGTTAACTGCAGGAAGCGGTGCCATAACTTCTGACAAATCACGGGCAACAATGTCAATAAAGTTTGCAACTACGTTTGCGTCTACACCCTCTGGAAAGAACTCTGGATATACAGATGCAATCTTACCTTTACGAACAGCAAGTACGTCTTGTGCCCTTGCATCTCTATCAGCAGCACGGTCTTTAAGAGAATCTACTCTCGCTGCAATTTGATTTATTGATAACAATTATTTGCCTTTCTTAAGATACTTACTTCTATCTATCGGCTTTCCAGTTTTTCTTTCAATCTCTTTAAATGTTTTTTCTCTCAACTTTGCTAAAAACTCTGGAGATGGTCTACCACCACGGGCTTCTAGTTCTCTTTCTCTCTTAGCCTCAGCACCACGAATTTGATAAGTCTTTTGCTTAGGACCCATTGGTTTTTTCTTAGCAGCCTTTTTAACAGCCTTGATTATTTTTTTAGGATTAGCCATTATCTGCCCCGTCTATTTCTTTTTTCTACTTGCTTAACTTTCTTTTCCGCTGCTTTAATTTCTCGCAAGGCTTTAATAACTCTACGGTCTGCTTCTTGTTGTTGCACTTTAAATGCAAGTGGATTTACTCCACCTTTATTATAATCACGCTTACCTACTTCACGTAGAATATTAGTTTCTAACTTTGATAAAGGTCTTGGCCGTGGTTCACGCTCATCTATTTTAGAAGTAAACTTTAAACCTGCTGGACGATTCTTAGGTCCAGGTGGATTAATTGGTCCAGTATATTTTTTACCTTTAGGCGCAGGAACACCAGTTCCTTCTCTAACCGCTTTTTTAATTCTTTCTTGATAAACACTACGTTTGCCAGGTGGTGTAATTTTTTTAACAGAAAGGTCTTTAGGAACTTTAGTTGGTCTAGTTGGAATAGTTCCACCAGAACGTTTAAGAGCACTCATACCACCAATAGGCTTACGTGCTTCACGAGCAGCCTCACGGGCTTCTTGAGTAGATACCTTTGCTACTTTTTTCTTAGCAATATCAGCAGCACGTTTCTTAGCAATAATCTTTGCAATCTTTGATACAGCCATTATCTACCCATGTTTCTGTAAGTCTTACCTACAAACCTTGCACCCTTTTTAGCAATACCACCTACTGCACGGGCAGCCTTACCATAAGGAACTGCATACAAAGCAGCATCAGCAGGGGTCTTAGGAATAAATAAATCAGAGAGTATTGGGGCAACTGGTGAGGTTTTTATTTTTTTGGTCTTACCAAGGTTCATTTTTTTAGACCTAGCCATTACTTCATACCCTTTGGCCAGTTAACTTTACTTCCCATACTTCCACCACGGACACGATTAGGGCGAGCAGGCTTTGAAAGTTTAAGCGCATTTTCTGTACTTATTCCAAAAGTGCCAGGCTTCTTACCTGTATCCTTTGCAAATTGATTATATGCCTCGTCCCAATATTTATAATTCTTTTTTTCTTTATCATGTAAAACACTTTTAGAACCAGATTTAATTTTATTAGCAGCCTTAAGTCCACGCTTATTTGCTTTAGATGCAGATTTCTTTGCTACTGCTTTTTTAACTGCTTTAACTGCTTTAATTGGGTTTGGCATAATGTTTCCTTATCCGTATGTCTCTTGCCATTGCTCTGCAAAGGCTTCGTCTAGATTAACTGAGTATCGTCTTTCTGTTTGTGCTCTGGTTGCCCAGCGGTTCTTTGCATACCTACTGATGTTGCTAGTCTGCTGCATAAACTCCCGTGCTCTCAGCACAACAAACCACAGTGCCATAACACAGTCAGTCTTACCACGAGTATTAGGCTTCCAAGTTATTAATTGTTGGACTAGTGCTTTCATACCCTCTGAGTTATCCGTTGAAGGAAACTCGATAATGTTATTCTTTTGGAACTTCTCATCCCTTATAGTTCCCATTAGCATAGACATACCTGCTACACCAAAGTTAGAGTCCCATTTGTTCTTGCTAGTAAAGTGAGATTCTAAACGGCAGCCATATGCCGCTAACCAATTTCTTAAATCATCATCTAATGCATAGGCTTTTTGATGAGCGTTAATCTCAACTCGTAATTCTTGTGGTCTGTATTTATCTACCAAGTGCTCAATAATGTCTTGAATTTTTTGTGGGGTAGGGTCTGACATATTAACGCAGTCAAGAACATATATCCTGCTGTCTGCTCTGTTATATGTGGCCACCACAAACGCGGCATTCCCGCCCATTGCGGGGTCAAAACCAATAATGGTATACCCCTCAATGCGCGAGGGATGTCCTACGGCACCTGCTTTCAGCAGTCCGCGTTTGCGTTGTCCATTAATACAACCTTGAACAATTGCAGGTGGAAATATATTATCTTCAGAAACATCTTCTTGTTGGTAAACCAACGCCCATGTTTGTGGTGTTACTTCACTACGTCTTCTGAATAAGGCTTTGCCATCCCACTTCGGGAAGAACCCTTCTTCGTCAGGTACGTCAGAATCCCCATCCCACGGAAGGTCCGACTTAGGCCAGAGCGTTTCCCAGTCTTGCGGCTTTTCTGAATATTGTAAAACAGCAGGCATGCCCATATAAGTAAAAGGGCTTTTACCACCAGACCAGTGCTTGGTCTCGCGGAGTTCTTTATAGAAGTCTTGTGCTGCAATTCGTGTCCCTACGATTAATAACTTACCATTTTTACCCAAACGGGTAATAACTTCTTTTTGTAGCCAGTTGATTTGTTTCTCATACTCATGGGCGTTTGCTGTAGTTATGCAGTCATCTAGAATGATGAGGTCAGCACGAGCACCATAGATTTGTCCACCCATACCAAGTGCTTGAATGGTTGGGTCCTTCTCACTTGAATTTCGTGCATCGCTCCCAAGGTAAACCGTATCAACTCGCCAAGTGTCTGAATCTTCTTTCCAACCACCTTCAGGGCCAAAAGTTGTTTGCAACTTTAACCAGCGTGGATGGGAGAGTCTCTGCTTGATTGCGTACACGAACTCACGTGCTTTGATTAACGTTTTAGAAACCACGATAATGCGGATATTCGGATTGAGAGCGATACGATATGTGGAGTAGTTTACGGTGATAACTGTGCTCTTAGCATGCTCAGGTGGCACGTTGATTAAGAGACGGGCTGGGTCGCCCTTTTCGTAAACCATACTAGGGTGAAGCCATGAAGGCTCTCTATCCTCTAGTAAGTCAATCCAATCTTGATGGTGGGGGAATACCCTCTGTTGTAAAAATATCTCGGAGAATCTTGGGAAATCTATTTCTTCTTTTGGGATACCCAATGAGGCAAGGGAAGCATCCTTTGCGGTGGCTTTAGCCTCGGTTAGGTCAGCAGCAAACTTTTTATCCCTAAGCATCCATATTCTCACGGTGTCAGGTTTTTTGCCGCAGACTTCCATAGCCTTATGGACTGAGTGGCCTTCGGCCACGAGGGCTAAAACTTTAGCCTTTGCCTCCGCCATAGCAAGAGATTTAGGGTTAGAATTGCCCTTGTTAAATGTCATTAGTCCTGTCCCGTTTTCATCAGTTGTAACAGTTCTTAAGTTCAGTCTGTAACGCAAGTCCCCCAAGGACTTGCTACTGTTAAAAACAGAAACAGTCTCTATACTGTTTAATCCGTCCAAAGGCCTAAAACGGACACTTTTATTTAAAGTATTTTTTTATTAGCCCAAAAATCAGTATAAAATAGGACAAAAGGATACTGGTATGGGGGATATACTTTGTACGGGAAAATCTTTTACGGAGATACATATACTAACTCAACTCTCCTTTAAACATCCTGGGGTCAATACGAGTTGCTCTATATCACATACAGACCTGCTTGTCCTGAACAGAGAGACGCTGAGCGGATAGCAGTCTTCGGCGCAGGCCATTAGTAAATGGGCGCCTCAGTTAATAATAAATTTCTATACTGACATGGCAATCAAGTCCATGGAAAGACTGGACTTGACAGCCATGTAATGTGGGACTTGTTGTTAGTAAATAACTAATAACCGCATGGGATTTTCCCCTGCGCTTAGTGCTAGGGGAAAAGTCCCCTAGTGTAAAGGAGATAATCATGAATAAGTTCTCATTTGAGAATGCCCGTGTTAACAAGGTCTGGGATAACAAGAATCGTTTCAATCTTGGTATTCTTGACAGCAGAGCAGTTGCTCAACCAGACGGTTCCTACCAATCCGTCTTCGTTGCTTCACGCATTGTTACCACTGCTAACCCTGACCACCTTGAGTTCATCCGCAAAAATCTTGTGGATACCTCAGACGCAGTGGTCAACATTCAGGGCTACATGGAAACCAAGGCTGGCAAAAAGCCTGGCACTTGGTATGACAACCTTGTAATCACTGACATCGCACTGGCCTAATAAACCAGCCTGATGACATCATTTGCTTTGTCATCTTCTACGCAGTCTTTCTCATGCTCACACGAGAATCCAGCCACATCGCTGGATACTCGTGATGAGTATTGCGTAGAATGTAATCTACTTCAAGAAGGTTCTAGTGCCCAATACGCACAAGACTTTCAACAGATTAATAGATGTGAGCAGGAGTCAGAACCTGCTCTATCTATTGATATCCCTGATGAGAAAGGGTATGGCCATAAATGGACAAACCGTGATGGCGAATACCTAGAAGGGGCATACGATATAACTGACCGTCCTCCTGGTTGGTTATTCCTTGGCAAACATGTCTTCCCAATGTTCGAGCAAGATGAGTTAAATGCTTACCTTGCTCTACCATCATGGGCTACGATTTGTAGCACATGCCATTATCAAATCAATAAATACATGGGTTGCTTAGAACATTGAGCAACAGGCAAGGTGGGGTTAGTGCCTCACCTTGCCACCAAAAATTTTTTTTATTTTATGGAACCGCAAAGTAGGTTCATTGGATAACTACGAGTCGAATGGAGATAGCATGGCAACAACAGATAGAAAGAACGGCAAAGCCTGGAAAAAAAAGCCAAAAGTTCAAAAGAAAACAGGCAGAACTATTAACGGATATAGTCCTGCTAAGTTGGCTATTCGTGCACAAAAAAGGAGCAAGTAATGTATCTAGATACAGGAACAATGATAGGTATTATGATAGCCCTTATTGCTAGCATCTTGACCATTGGATATAGCATCTATATAATCAAGACACAGAACGAAATCATTCAACGCATGAGTGATGTCGCCTCAACCAGACGCAAGATGCAAAGGTAACCAATGACAAGAACAAAAGAAGAACTGCTTCAAATTAAAGAAGCATTTGCCTACGCAATGCTTGACCTATTAGATGTATACGATGAGTTAATTGCTAACACACCACGCAAACTCTGGTCAGCACCAGAGCCAACAGTTAACGACCTTATAAAAAACGAGGAGGAATCCAATGCTTGATGAAGATACCCCACAATGGGAACACACCGTCTGGATTATGGCCAAAGTTAGACGCCGAACTACACATGTAGATGTAGATAGAGCAGGCGATGAGGCCCTTGAAGACCCAAGCGAATGGCATATACTAGAGTTTGATACAGGTATCAAGCATAGCCAAGAGATTGTTAGGGTGAAATGATTGAACAAATCTTTGCGAGTTCATACCTCACACCATCACAATCCTGGACATTCCTCATACTCTTTGGCTATCTCACATGGAGGTTTATTAGATGAAGAGATTATTAGCAGGGTATTTAAGTTGGCTACTAACATTCTTGTCAACGCCATTCTTACCCAGTCCAGCACACGCAGCAGCAGTAGCAGTTCAAGTACAAGACAACTGCACAAACACATCTTTGTGGACACCAGCAATGGCCAAGGCATACGCCAAAGCATTAATAAAATGGGAGTACCCACATTGGAACAAGTCTGAATGGCGTGCACTCGCAAAACTTTGGGGTAAAGAATCTGGATGGCGACAACATGCAGATAACCCTAAGTCCAGTGCATATGGAATAGCCCAGATGCTTAACACTAAACCACACACGCCAGCCCCGCTGCAAGTTGAGCGGGGACTGGCTTATATCCAGCACCGCTACGAAAAACCATCAAAGGCATGGGCACATTGGCGTGCCAAAGGATGGTATTAATTATTCTACTTGCAAGGATACAAGTAGATACGCAATGAGTTACTAATGGTTTATTCATAGCCTTCCGATTAGTAATTCTTTTTGAGATGGGTGGTCCCGCCATCTGCGAACACGGGACATCAACTAACAAAGGAGATACAATGGCAAGAGGAAATGGCAGGACAATTAATGTAAAGATACCTACACAAAAGGTAATCAAAGCATTAGAGGATAGGCTCGCAATAATCAAGGCTGAGTACAAAATACAAGATGAACTTGAGGCTAAGTACCAAAAATCTATGGACAAATGGAAAAAAGAAGTTATAAAATATGCCATGGATAATGTAGCAAAGGCTGAGAATCTACGCACCAACTACCGTGGTTGGGCATCAACACTTAATGTTGACTTTGATTTAAGTGTTGCTGAAAAAGATTTTCCACAAGAGCCTGAGCGTACGCATGAAGTTATGAATGCACATACATATAAAGATACAGTAGATGAAATTGAGAATGCACTTCGTATTCTTAAACTTACTGATGAAGAAGTTGTGTCAACATCTACATACAATTCAATAGCCCAGTATCTATAGTATCGGGCGCCGCCAATAGGGGCGAAGCGCCCTCAAACAAAGGAGATAAAATGATAGACCTAGATAACTTAGATGCACTTCGTAATGAAGTAAAGCAAGAGTTAACTAAACAACAAGGAACATACAATCCATATGACCGTGATACAAATGTCCGTATTGTTGAGGATATTCGTAAAGCAATTGATGATGTAGCAGATGGAATTATGCCTACGGCTACACATATAGCAGAGGTAGCCATTGCTACTAATGAGAACCTACAAATCCGTGACTTTATTATGGGTGTTCACCTAGAAAAAGATATTAATTATATAGGTGAGTATGTATCATTACTTGGTAATGTTATTGTTAAAGATAAAGCAATCCCATTAGCCACAATCTTTGCTGGATATTTGTATCAGACTAACCAAATACTCAATGCTGATTTAATGTTGGTTGATGTATTAAATACTCAACCAGATTATCCACTAGCAAAATTATTACGCAGAGTATTTGATGCAAACTGGGCACCAGAAGAGTTTACAAAGATGGCTCAATCATTACATTCAAAAGTTATAGATACAATTTATGCTATAGATGTAGAGGAGATAGATAATGACAACAACTAAAGAAGTTATACACGGCAAAAGTAGAGCAGCAGCCTGGAATAAAGCAGGCGTTGCAGTCGAAGCAACATCAGCCAGTGAGGTAGCCAGTCAAGCAGGACTAGACTGGACAGTTTCATTGCATGATATAGATGCTAACTATCAGATACCAGGTAGCGATACAGTTAATCGCATACCAGTAACAGATAAAAAAGCAGTAATTAAAACAACACCATTCGGTGAGACAACAGCCATTGGTGTAGTAGGTAACCGCTACAAAGTATTTCAGAATGCTGAAATCTTTGGAGCATTAGATAACTTAATTGATTCTAGTGGTCTTAGATATGCAGCAGCAGGTGAGTATGATGGTGGTGCAAAAGTATGGATGCTAATGGAAACTCCATTAGAAATGACTATTGCTAATGACCCACATTCAGCCTTCTTACTAGCCAGAACTAGTCATGATGGCAGCAGTTCAGTGCTAATCAAACCAGTAATTGAACGGTTGTTTTGTATGAATCAAGTTAATAAAATATACAAAAATAAAAACAAGTATACTTATAGTTTAAGTCATACAAGTAATGCAGTGCTATCAGTATCAGAGATAGCCAACATCATACAACTAACCTATGATATGACTAATGACTATACAGATTTGGCTAACTACCTACTAGATAAAAAGGCTAGTCACGAACATGCTAAGAACTACTTCAAAAAAGTATTTCCATTACCTTCTAAAATAGAAGAAGTTCCTTATAATATGTTATCTAAGCCAGAGAAAAGACAGTATACAAACGCAGTTTCAGCCAGAGCAAAAGTGTTTGATATATATGCAGCCTCACCTACACAGGAAAACATACAGAACACAGAGTTTGGTATGTGGCACGCAGTTGTAGAGTGGGCTGACTACAATGCTAAAGGTAAGAACCTTGCAGTTAGCACAATGGCTGGTCGTAATGATGGCATTAAATCTAGAGCACTTGAATTATTGGTATCATAATGAGTATAATATCTGCAATAAAAGAATGTAATGTATGTAGAAAAGAAAAACGAGTGGTATCGGAATCATTGTTTGCCAATGGTCTATATGGTTATTGGTGTCAAGAGTGTGATGCACTTGAAGGCGCAAGCCATCCACAAACATCAATCAAAGTAAAGTAAAGGAGATAGAATGACAATGTATTACAGTGAGGTAGATGGAACTGAACCAACAATATCTTTCTCAGTAAAAGATACTAGATATACCCTTACAAATGAATCACTTGTTAAATTAGTAGAAGAAAAAGAAAGCCTTAAAGCAGAATTACTAGACGCTGAACGCAAGTTTAGGAGTGCTCGGTATGATGTAAAGGAATTCTTCCAGGCTAGATATGAAACAGACCATCATGAAATAGTATGTGAGATAGACGATGTCAATGAGTTACTCAAAGACATAGGTTCTGAACAACTAACTAAGTCATGGTCAGCAACAGTAACTATTACAGCCACAGTTACAGGTATAGAAGCGCCTAATGCAGATGCAGCCAGGGAAATCCTTGAAGATGCATTTGAAATCAACCTAACAGTTGATGGCGATGTATGGGTAGACGACCTCATGGTAGAGTCGTGCTATCCTGAAGCCTAGTATGTGATATACTAATCTTGAGCAGCCCTGGTTTCGGCTATCTCCTTTCTCAGGGCTGACTCATAAAGGAGAACATGGCGCAAGAAATAGATAGAGATAGGTACGGTAGACCACTAATAGTTCCACCATCAGGTGGTAAACCAGTGGCTTATACAAGGGCAACTACTATTGCCAACTCATTAGATGATGCTTCGGCATTAACTGCATGGAAAATGCGGATGGCTGCAATTGGTTTAACTACACGACCAGATATATTGTTATCAATAACAGCAGCACAAGATGATAAGTTAGCAGTTAACTCTTTGATTGAAGATGCTATGCAAGTAGCGGGGGCAAACAAAGCAGCCAACATAGGCACAGCAATCCATTCATTTGCTGAACGATTAGATTTAGGACAAGACTTAGGTGTGGTACCAGATGAATGGGCGCCAGATATTAAAGCCTATGAACATGCAACAAAGATTCTTAACAAGCGGTTCATTGAACAGTTCAGTGTGCTAGATAAATATAAAATTGCTGGCACACCAGACAGGCTTGTTGAGTATAACGGTGAGTTATTTATTGCAGATATAAAGACTGGTCGTATAGACCATCCAAGTAATATCGCAATACAGTTGGCTATCTATGCTAACGGCTTGCCGTATGATAGTGCAACGGCAACCCGTAGCACATGGGGTGAAGTAAACAAAGACAAGGCAATCATTATCCATCTACCCGCAGGGACTGGCACGTGTAAGTTAGTGTGGATAGATATTAAAGAAGGCTGGAAAGGTTTACAATTAGCCATGAAAGCAAGAAAGTGGAGAGACCAGAAGGGTTTAACCACTACATTTGAATAGGAGAAAAATGAGTAGCACTGAATCACCAATCAGTATCAATCTCAAAACAGCAGGAGGCACACAGATAACTCTGCGTGCAGATACAGCAGACCAATTTGCTGACATGATTGCACAAGGTATACATACAATTACCGATGCAGTTACTGAAGTAGAACTAGCAGTTAAAGGGACATCAGCAAGTAAGCCAATGTCCGTAGCAGATATTGCTTCTAGTTTTAATTCAAATATTTCACCTACAGAATCAGGTGGAGAAGAAACAGTAGAAGATAAATGGGGTAACACTTGGGTATACAACAAGCCAGGTGCACCAACATGTGAACGCGGAGTAATGGTTCTAAAGTATGGCAAGGCACAGGCAACTGGCAAACCATACAAAGCGTTTTATGACCCAGCAGCAGGACCTCGTTGGACTGGACCAAAGATTCCAACAGAGCAAAGAACTAAGCCAATCTTCGCTTAGTATCTAAAAGCAAACGGGGACTGAGTAGTGGTGCCAGTCCCCGTTTCTATAAAGGAGAGTAATGAAAACATTAATTAGAAGTGTTAACAATACTAATGTGGGTGGCGAACCATTACCTGCAGTATTTAAAGTATTTGAAAACGCAGGAATTATATTACGCAGAGCAGAAGTAACAGTAATAGCAGGCACCCCAGGTGCAGGTAAGTCATCAATTGCATTAGCAATTGCTGCTAAAACTAAACTACCAACTCTTTACTTTAGCGCAGATACTAATGCACACACTATGGCTATGAGATTAATTGCAATGACAGGTAACATTAGCCAACAACAAGCAGAACAATTAATCAAACGCCAACCAGAAAAAGCAAAAGAAGTATTAGCCAATGGTAATCATTTGTTTTGGTGCTTTGAATCCAGCCCAACACTAAAAGATTTAGATGAAGAAGTATCAGCATTTGAAACCATATGGGGTAAAAGTCCAGCACTTATAGTTGTAGATAATTTAATGGACATAGCAATGGATGGACACGATGAGTTCGGTGGTATGCGTGCAGCCATGAAAGAACTTAAGTATCTAGCCAGAGATACAAACGCAGCACTACTTGTATTGCACCATACTAAAGAAGGATATGAAGGTAGTCCATGTCAGCCAAGGTCATCTATCCAAGGATTAGTTAATCAGATACCAGCCATGGTATTAACTATTGGTCAGATGAAACAAGCAGATATGAATTATCTCTGCGTTGCTGCAGTTAAAAATCGTTATGGTAAAGCAGACCAAACAGGTAACAACTATGTTACTCTTGCATTCAACCCAGAATCTATGTATCTAGATGATGTAGTGATTCGTTATATGCCACAACAACAGGAGTTTGAATGAGCAATCCACGCAAAGCAAAGGGTTCTAGTGCAGAAAGAGATGTAGTTAATTGGTTAAAAAAATGGTTCCCTTATGTAGAACGTAGGATTGCAGGTGCACACTTAGACAAAGGGGATATAGCAGGAGTTAACGGTGTAGTTATAGAGGTAAAGAACCACAGAAAACTAGACCTATCAGCATGGGTAAAAGAATTAGAAGTAGAAATTAAAAATGATAAAGCATGGACAGGTACAATAATACACAAACGGATAGGTAAAGGAGATGTAGGAGAATGGTATGCCACAATGCCAGCAAAAATATGGATAGAGTTAATTAGGAAAATTATAAATGATAAATGAATTATTAATACTATTAACATTTTTTCAACAAGAACTGATAGGATTGTTGTTATGGATAAGCACAGTATTGCTGCCTACTTAGAACAACTTGGCGCCACCCTGCCAGCCGTAGGGCATGGTTGGCGCAAGATGAAGTGTCCATTCCACGGTGATAAACATGCATCAGCAGCCATTAACTTTGATGATAATAGATTTAAATGTTTTGGTTGCGAAGTGCAAGGTGATGTATATGATTTAATAATGTATAAAGAAGGAGGTAATTATATTGAGGCTATCAAATTCGCAGAGAGCATATCTCTTACAGGCAACAGACCAATACGCAAAGCATCTTCATCTAGCAGAAGAGTATCTTTCAACTCGGCATCTCTCGGTAGAAGAGGCCAGAAGTTTTAATCTAGGTGTAGTAGCAGAACCTTTACCAGGTCATGAGGCTTATAGAAATAGATTAGCAATCCCTTACATCACACCATCAGGTGTGGTTGATATAAGATTTAGAAGCACAAACAATCATGAAGACCCTAAGTATATGGGTGTACCTGGGGCTAAGACTACAATGTTTAATGCACAAGTAGTACTAACAGCAGGTAGTTATGTATGTGTAACTGAAGGTGAATTAGACACAGTAGTTCTATCAGTTAAGACAGGACATCCATCAGTTGGTATACCTGGAGTTAATAATTGGAGACCATACTATGCAAAAATACTAGATGATTTTGAAACAGTAATTGTATTAGCCGATGGTGATAACGCAGGGTTAGAGTTTGGTAAAAGATTAAGTAGAGAATTACATAATGTTAATTTATTACAAATGCCAGAAGGACACGATGTTAACAGTATCATTGTGCAAGAAGGAAGGGAATGGATAGATGAGCGAATTCGAAAATGCTTGGGACAATGATGAAGAATTTTGGGATTTTGTAGGAGATAATAGACGCATGGTTGGCCTTGCCATATCAGACGGACAAGGGCTAGATATATTAAATGCATTAAGAGATATATATTTAGTTATAAAAGAAGAACCAGATGATGCTATGCGTATGCTTACCCTTCTGGCTACAGTTATATACGCTAGTAGCATAGGAGAAGGCAAACAATTTACAGATGAAATACAAGTAGTATCAGCAATGGAACAGTTTGATACCAGTATGAAGGAGATATTAGATGAAGAATCCAAGTGATGTTGATGTAATACTTAACGAACTGCGTAGTATTATGATGAGAAAACAAGAGGATTATGGGCCATTAAATATAGCCCTTGCCCCTGGCGGTGCTATGAATGGATTGCGTGTGAGGATGTATGACAAACTGGCTAGGCTAAATAACCTAGCGGATAAGGACGCCACGCCTAATTTTGAATCCATTGAAGATACCCTTATAGACCTGGCTAACTATGCTATAATAGGACTATTGGTACAAAGAGGACAATGGGAAGGCACAGATTAATTTATGACTGAGGCATGGGTACAAGAATATAATTTGCTTGTATCCTCCCTTGCCCAAGAGTATTCTAGAAAATATTCTATAGTTGAAACTGCAGATATAAAACAAATTTTATGGATGTGGTTTGTTACCCATCCAAATAAATATACAGAGTGGTCTAAGTTACCACCTAAAGATAAAGAAAAACTAATCGCAAAATCATTGCGTAATGCTGCACTAAAATATTGTGAGCAAGAAAAAGCCCGTAAGTTTGGTTACGATATGGTTGACCTATACTATTACGATGCCTCAGTTGTTGAAGCATTTTTGCCATCTATCCTGGCGGATAGTTACGAAATACCAACAAAAATTAAAGACCTTAACTTTCAGTTCGGCAAATCAGGTGAAGTTACAGATGGAAATAACTGGTTAGTTCTTAGGTCAGATATAGAAAAGGCTTACAACCAGTTAGCAGAGGCTAAACAAAATATTTTAAGGCTACGTTTTACGACAGATAACTCCGAGTGGAGTGAGTTAGCCAAAGAATTAAACACATCTGCTGATGGTGCACGCAAGAGAGTTGAACGTGCAGTTAATTCTTTAATAAGAAATCTAGGTGGATGGCGTACCTATAATGATGTAGATAACTTAGATGTTAAAGAAGAAGATGAAGACGATGACACAAGAGCCTAAAGAAATAAAAGATTTGTTTAAGAAAGATTACAGTAATGCTATGGACTTACGTGGCAATCCAATAGGTGATATATGTTTATGTGGTTCAGAATTATTTACGGCTATAGTAGCCTTTGAAAGTGGAGAAATAGCCTTTTATTTTCTAGATGGTGAGTGTGTTAATTGTGGCTCGTTGGTTACTTTACCTACACCAATAGATGAGATAGGATTGGATTGCGATTAATGCCATACTATGATTTTGAATGCAAAGTATGCACAGTAGTAATAGAAACAAATGATTCTGCTGCACCATTTTGTGCCTCTTGCGGAAACTTAATGGTTCGTATATGGTCTTCTACACCAGTACACTTCAAAGGAAGTGGTTTCTATTCAACAGGAGGATAAGATTAAAAGACTACGTCATTTATTTTGTTTTAATTATATGTGGAAAGTAATAGACCCAAGTAAATCTTTATGGCATCTTAAGTGTACTAGGTGTGGTTATCAAGAGGTGATTAATCTTGATTGATTACCCAACATGGAAAGATATACCAGCATGTGCTGGTATTGATGTAGAAATATTTTTTACTGAAGAACGAGGTAACTTTCAGAATCTTGATTATGTTAAGAAAATGTGCAAGACTTGCCCAGTACAAGTCGAGTGCTTTGATTATGCAATTAAACACCTAGTCCACGGATTGTGGGCAGGAACTACTAAAGATGAAAGGGATAGGTATAGAAAGAAACACGGTATAGTTGGCAAAACCGTTGTTCCTGATTCTATATTTAGAGATGTAACTTATGAGCAAACTATCTGATTTTGATTTAGACTTATCAGTTGGGCATGAAGGCGAGTCGTTAGTTAATCAACTACTAACTAATGGTAAAACCATAGAAGTTAAAACAGATTTAAAATGGAAGAATACTGGCAACTTATATATAGAAACTGTGTGTTGGTCACACAATAATAGTGAGTGGTATCCATCTGGTATCTCTTCAACTAAGGCTGAGTACTGGGCATTTGTATTAGAAGGAACTGTATTGATAGTACCAATAAAACATTTACGGCGTGCCATTACCTTGTATGGCCATCCAATTACCTGTAATATAGAACCTAATCCGTCAAAGGGCTATCTGGTACAACCAGATAAAATCCTCCAAGTGGTAAAAGAGTTATCTAAGTAGAGGGGAACTGCTTAGAAAACAAGAAAAGCCCCCGCTTTCTAGTATCTCTACTAGGGCGGGGGTTATTCGTGTCTATAAACAGCCTTTAAAGGCTAATTAAGGGTACTTATTTAGAGCCTATACCGTATTCTTTTTCGGTCTTATCAGCCCATTTAGCCAATGGTGCGGTTACAGAACCGATTAGGATTGCATACTCTGGTGATAGGTCAGCAGCCAGTGCTAATCCCATTGTTACTGCCGATGCTAATACAGCACGGACATAAGACTTAAATGCAGCCTTAGTCTTCTTGCTCTTTAACTTAGCAATTAAATCTTTCATTTGTTCTCCTTCTTCGGTAAAGGCTTTGTTGCCGCTACCACTTTGTTTATTGTTGTTGCTTTTCCCAACCAAGGAAACCAAGGTGATGTATCGTTACCGCAGTTATCTTTGATGGAAATATGTATATGTTTATTGTGTTTGTTGGAACCAGTATATTCTCTGTCGCCTTTTTCGGGTGACCAAATTTTACCTTTAAATATTAAATACTTGACACGCTTATCAGACTTAAGGTGTGCGTATACTTCATGACAATTGATGTCATTGTCTGGGTCATGAGTTAAGTCTACCGCATAGCCAGTATTGTGGTCTGAGTTAGGACTCTGAGTTAGGTGAGCAGCAGATGGTAGCAGACCATCGCTGGCTTTCTTGCGTTTCGGTCTTAATGCTGTCGCTTGGCGCAGCACAGCAATTGCAGCAGGTGTGGCTCTCTTGGCAACAGTTGTCATTGTTCACTTCTTTCTTATCCATACTTGCCATCCCTTGCGGATTATTTCAATATCATCTTTGTGTTTTGCTAGCCAAGCATCTATTGCTGGCTTAGGGTTTTTATCTGTACCATCTGGATGGTCCCACTCGTAGTCATCAAAGGCCATAATGCCACCTGACTTAAGTAAGTCCCAAGATAGGTCAGCATCTAAGGTTACTGATTCAGGTAGATGGTCACCATCAATGTAAATAAAATCATATTTAACTTCACGGTTATTTTTTAACCAGTCACCACTAAATGCTTTATGTGCTTGAACTTTCTTGCCATATGGTTCTATTTGTTCTTTATATGCTGCTTGTATATCTGCCCAATCATACACGGATTCATGCGGTAAATTACCACACCAAGGGTCTATATCTACCAATAATGATGATGGGTCAGTAAGAATATTCTTTAATAACCATGCTGAACAATTGCCAGTAAAGACACCTATCTGTAAGAACTTAAGATTTTTTTTGTCTTTAAACTCTACTAACCCTGTTTCAAAATCAGCATTAGTATTGTTATCATAAAACCATTTAGGAAAATTATTTGCTTTCATTTTTAAATGCCTCTATTACAAATGTAGTTAAAAATTCAACCTTTTCTTCTAATCTGTTGACCTGGTCACGCAAACTTGAGCCTCCATTGGGGCGAAGTTCTGACAGATAGTGTTTAACTAAGTGTCTTACTCCTATGGCTAATGCGCCAAGTAAAGTAGTTACAGATACTGCAATTGTAGCCCAGTCAGCAGGTGTCATAGTGTTATACCGTTCTAATAGTTATCTCAATTACGCCGCCAAATCCATCAAATCTTTTATCAGGTGGAGTCATACGGGTAAATGAGACTTGCTCAATAACTACCTGACGACTTTCGCCAGTAGTAAGGTCTTGCCAGGTAACAACGTCGCCATTCTCTTCAACTCCTTCTAGTAGTTGTAGTCGTGCTAGTGCCTTACCTTCATAGCCAGATATCACATTGTATCTATCTGTTTCAATATCAAAACAATAAACAGGAAACTGCATAGTTCTTTGTCTAGGTGTAGCAATAGTAGCCTTTGCTTGATAGCCTTTAAATACTGGACCTTGGCTAGTAGTTGTAGCATCACGATTAAGAATAAACTTATAGGCTACATACTCCTGTGCTGTATCAGGGTTATTAGTACCAACCTCAACTGCAGTTACTCCTGCTTCATAGGTAATATGGTCATACTCAACACCATCTTTATCTACAGTTTCAAGTACTAATGAACCTTTATTAAAGTCACCACGAGCAAGTAAACGTTTAAAGTTCTTAGGCTCAAGGGTTCCGTATCTAATGTATCCTGTAGTTAAATAACCAGTAGGTATTAATGTAGATGCTGCTTCTATATATGAATATCCAGGCTTACCAACAAGTCCAGTAGTTACCGCAGTAGATGCAATAGTTCCAGATGTAGCAGTAGTATAGGAAATTGTATTTGTAGTTACTGAAGTAATAGTAAAGTCACCATCTAGTGCTGCATCTACACCAATAACATATATTTTATCTCCAGCAACATAGCCGTGTGCATTAGATGTAATAGTTGCAGTAGTTCCAGTACGTTCTTTATTAGTTACAGACTTTTGGTCTACCGCTTCAGTGCAAAATGCAAGCCTATCTGTTTCTCCTAAAAATGCACAAGATGTAGTATCTACACCAGATACACCTGAATAATATAAATCATTTGCATAAGCAAAGCGTAAGGTTTCTATTTCATTACCAAGGTCAATGCGGATAACCCCTGGTTCACCATCTACACTAGTTGCACACCAGACGAATCTGTCTCGTGCAGCAAAGTCATAGCAAGGCTGAGTAGTTTCTACAATTAGTGGACCATAGTTTATGGAGCCGTCTTGGTCTGAGACAACTGCTGCACGGATTCCTTTATTGGTCCCTATCATCATATAACCTAGATAGTAATAAATCTTATGTATTTTTTCACCAACTGGCATTTCTGCTGCAGTGATGGCTGTAGTAAGGGTTGGCATGACACCAGATGTATTAAGGGTAAATTTAAATATAGATGATTGGATACCACTATAGCCAGCAATATAAATAGCAGGACCAGATGCTGTGATAGATGTAAATATAATATCATCATCTGAATGGGTGTATATAGCAGTAGGTGCTGTTGATTGTGAAGTAGGAAATTCATATATTTTATTATTAGCGGCCATAACAATACGGTCTTTGACATACTCCATAACTGCATTGGTCACTGTAATACCATTGATTGTAAACATAACTGTTGCTGCAGTAGTTGAGTCTGCTGTTAATACTTTCTTGTTTACTTCTAGTTTACCTGAAGAACCAGTATCGTTAGTTACCCAATAAGCACTACTACCATCATCACAAATACCATAAACTTTATCATCTGAACCAGCATTGTAATCAATGTAATGTGTTTCAACACCACTAGAGTCAATTTTATCTACATCATATCCATCGTGTAGTAGCACACCATTATTACTACCCCATTTAATAGAGCGTAGTTGTTGGAATGCACGACCATTAGATTCAATTGGATATGTAGTTACGTGGCCAGTAGCAACATCTTTAAGTAGAGTTACTTCACCCTTGCTCCAGACATTCACGCCTTTACTGTCGGTAAATCTATGTGCTGTAATCTCACCAGCAGATGGGTCATAGAACTTAATACCTGAACCACCATGAAAGGATGATTGACTTCTAATCCACCAACCAGTAAGTGATTGCTCGCCTGGCTCTGCTCCATTATCAAACTGGTCCTTTTTGTAAGGTGCAGTCTGTCTAATGTATGGACGTTGGTCATTTATGGCATAGAAGAATGGTTGTCCACCAACTGCTACATCATATGAGTCAGATGTATTCTGCCAGTATGTACTTGTAGATACGATACCAACATCAACAGCAATGGCACGTTCTGCACGACCTTCGGTTATATCACGACCAGCCACAGTGCTCCTTAATTAAGAATTGATTAAAATAATATTTATATCCAACTTACATTTCCTGTGCCAGCAGTAAGTGTAGTAACTTTAAATCCGCCTGATGGTGAAGCAGTTGTGCCAGTTAATCCAGCACCAATTGTAATTGTACGAGTATCAGGATATTTTAATATAACTATTCCTGAACCACCTGCGCCAGGAGTTCCTGGATTATCATAGCAACCACCACCGCCACCGCCTGTATTAGCAGTACCTGATACACCGCTAGCAGTACCTGCTGCTCCTCCACCACCAGAACCTCCAGTACCGCCAGTAGAAGAACCACCACCTTGATTACTCTTAGAACCTCCACCACCGCCTGCATAGGTAACTGATGAACCAGTAATACTTACAGCAACTCCATTACCACCGTTTCCGCCTGGATATGGGCTACTATTTGAACCATTACTACCAGCAGCACCAGCACCACCGCCACCACCGCCGTTGGTATGGACAGTAACTCCGTCACCACCTTTACCACCTGCGTAACCTTGGTTAGCAGTTCCAGTACCAGCAGTACCATTACTTTTTCTATTACCACCGCCTGAGCCACCATTACCACCAGTTGAATCTCCTGATGCACCGCCACCAGTAGAAGTAATAGTACTAAATACAGAGTCAGAACCATTATTACCAATATTGTCAGTACTATTACCAGCACCACCTGCTCCAACTGTTACGGTGTATGAAAGAGTAGTTGATAAACTTAATGCAGATTCTAATGAACCTCCACCTCCAGTAGCAGTAACTGTACTGCGTAAACCTCCTGCACCGCCTCCTGCGCCAAGGTTTGTTCCTGAGCCTCCTCCACCTGCTACTACTAAATAGTCAGCATTGAAAGCAATTTGTGGATAAGAAACTTGGTCCCAAATCCTATTTCTTAAATCACTAAATTTAAGTGAACTAATAGCCATTATACTATCTCCACTCCTGAAATGTGAAAGTTAACTGTAGTTGCAGATGCTAAACCTTTGATAGTTTTTGCTGCAGCCAATACTTGTTTAAGTTCAATTATTACCGCATCGTTTGCTGCAATTGCAACATCATTAGCAATTTGAACATCGTCTAGCGATAAATCATATGTTGCATTAGTTGCTGAAGTATTAGCAACAAGTATGTTAGTTACTACTGCTGTAGTTGCTGAAGGGGTTGTATATAGGGTTGTGCTTGATGTTGATGCTGCTCCTCTAAAGAGCACCTTTGAAGTTGTAGCCATTAGTTACTACCTTTCATTGTTGTTAGAGTGAATCCATTACATCAGCAATTTCAAGTGCTGATAGGTCTGGTGTTGGGATAGCAGCAATCGCTGCTGATACTTCTGAATCTGTTGCTAAAACGGTGGCTGAACCAGCCAAATTTGCTAGGTCTCTCGCTCTACTCATTTGGAACTCTTTCTCTCCAAGATAGGTCATCCTCTGACCAGTAGTAGACTTTACCTTCTGTTGTAGGCATAGGAGTAGGTGCTTGCCAACGGCAAGTAGCCTCATCTAATACCCAAGAGTTAAATGGTTTAGGTGAGATAAAAGCATCCCGTGCAGCGTCATAAGTAAACCCAATGCCTGCGTAGTTCTTACGGATGCTGCCATTGTAAGAAGTTCTCTTACATACTTGACCTCTGAAGTTACCATAGAATGCTTCCCAAGCCTCAGTGTTGCCACCTACCTGAGTACCATCAGTATCGGTCTGAATTATGTTTTCGTCAACTCCTGTAATTACCTCAGTAACTACATTGTTGTTATCTAAGAATGCGTAGTGTGCCACTATATTTTCCTTTTCTATATTTAAGCCCAGGATACGTTTCCTGTGCCTGCTGTTAATGTTGTTACCTTGTATGAACCATCTGTTGCTGTGCTTCCTGTTAATCCAGCACCTATTGTTATTGTACCTTCAGAAGTTAGGTATCTAAGAATAACTACTCCTGAACCACCCGATGCAGATGTGTTTGGGTCTGCTTCAGTACCACCACCACCACCGCCAGTATTTACAGTTCCATTTACTGGGTTAGCACCAGTGCTTTTTCCTCCAGCACCACCACCGCCTGCTCCTCCTGCACCCGCATTACCACCTAAATAAGCAACTGCTGCACCGCCACCACCACCTGCGTAGGTTACAGAAGAACCAGTAATAGAAACCGCTACACCAGCACCACCAGCGCCACCATTTGTACCTGTTGCAGCACCACCAACAGCACCAGCGCCACCACCAGCGCCTCCACCATAAATACCACCTGTACTACCTGCATAACCTTGGTTAGCAGTTCCAGCGCCTGCTGCTGCAGTTGAATATCCAGAATTTCCTCCACCGCTTCCGCCTGTGAGTCCTTCTTTATTAGTGTTTTCGTTAGTACCACCACCTCCACCACCAGTAGAAGTTATAGTAGAAAATACTGAATCAGAACCATTTGTTCCTTTGACGTCTGTTCCAACAGCAGCACCACCAGCACCAACTGTTACTGTGTAATTAGTTCCCCCAGTTGCTGTTATAGCAGATTCTAGTGAACCGCCGCCGCCAGTTGCGGTAACTGTTGAGCGAAGTCCACCCGCTCCACCACCACCTGCTCTAGATATACCACCACCAGCGCCTCCACCTGCTACTACAAGATAATCAACACTAACAATTGTTGCATCAGTAGTTATAGAATTACTTGAAGCAGATAATTCAGAATCTCCATTAGCATTAACTGCTTTTATTTTAAATGTATATGAAGTGCTACCAGATAAACCATCAATTGTAATTGGGGAAGTGGAACTAGAACCAGTTACAGAACCAGGTGTAGATACTGCAGTAAATGTAGTTGCTAAAGCACCTAGAGTATTAGCAGTAAAAGTTACAGTTGCAGTGTTATTATCAACTTTTGTAGCCGTACCAACTGTTGGAGTGTTTGGTTTGGCAACGCTAGTGTTACCTACTGCTAAAGAAGTAGAGTTACCTGTCTTTACGCTTTTGACTGTCATTAAGAAATCTCGCTTCCAAATGCTTGAAATGCTAGGTTGGCTGTTGAAGCATAAACTGTAATAACATCAGTTGTTGCCAGTGTTACTCCAAGAGTTATTGTTGTTGTATCAAGAGCACCTACGGTTACATCATAAGCAAGATACATTGCATTAGTCTGTGATGCACCAGCAGGTCTAACAGAGATACGATATGTAGCAGAAGTACCAGCAAGGTTTGCTACTGTAATGGTAGATACTACCGTTGAAGTACTTGAGGGTACTGTATATAGAGTTGTTGCTGTTGTTGCGCTTGGGTTACTTTGACCAAGCACCTTGTAAGTTGTTGGCATTTATATTCTCCTTAGTGTTGGTTAAGCACCCATTAGCATAAATGCTGTTGGGGTTGGGTCTGTTGTAACGGCTGACCATTTTAGACCAGTCGCTGTTGAGGAATCTGCTGATAAGTAAAATCCATTTGTTCCCACTGCAAGTTTACCTGTTGTATCGGCTGCAGTTCCTACAATCAAATCGCCTTTAGCGTCAAAGACTGTATTAGAGATTGCTGTAGCCAAATCAAATGCAGTAAAGGTAATTATCTCAAGTATATCAGATGCAGCCAATGCTGCTAAAGATGTAATGCTAGTTCCATTAGATGCTGTGTAATCTGTACCACGAAGCAATAGAACACCATTTAAATATACCTGTTCTTTGCCAGCAAGGTATGAAAGAGTTAAACCATTAGCATCTGTTCCAGATACTGAAGTCTCTCCACCAGTTGCTACGAACTTGTATCTAAAGATTTCTGCAGTTGAGGAGATTGAACCCCAAGCAGAACCTGACCAAGCGAACATAGTATTAGATACTGAGTTCCAGTATAGAGCACCAGTTACTAACGCATCGCCATCATTGTCTAATGTAGGGGCAGATGACTTAGCACCTAGGTATCTATCATCAAAGTTATCATATGTTGTAGCAGCGGCAGCAGCGGAGGCTGCAGCAGCAGTAGCAGAACCAGCAACTGTGTCTACATAGACCTTAGTTGCAGCGTCAGCATTACTCGTAGGAGTTCCTAGTCCAGTTACTTTAAAGTTATTAGCATCTAGGTTACCTAGTAGTTGACCAGTAGTTCTATTTAGATATGTACCTGAAAGGCTAATAGCACCAGTGTTACCATCAACAGATAGAACTGCATCTGTTGGGGTTAATAGTTCTTGCCAGTTACCTAATGTAGTAGCAGGTGAGGCAGTAAGAATAAATGATTTGTTAACATCTGTGCGAACTGCAACGTCACCAGTCTGTGCAGTTAAAGCAAGCATATTAGCCTCTGAGTTAACTACCTGTGTAGTAGTAATAGCAAGGGCAGGCAATTGATTAGTAGGAATTAATCCACTACCATCAAGAGATGCAATACCATTATTAGCACCCTTTTGGTCAGTTAAATACTTAAGGGTAACTGCATCTTGATTAGATGTAGGGTCAGCAAGACCTGTAATCTTCTGAGAGTTTAATGCTACAGAAGCGGTAGGTGCTGCCATCTGGTCTAAACGAGATGTACGTACCTGTGTGTCAAAGTCTGAGATAGTTGAAGCAGTCTGAGTACCTGTATGGTTAGCACGGGCTAGTGGGTCAGTTGCTAACTTGCTAAGTGCAATAGCAGCACTAGAATTAATGTCGCCATTAACGATAGTTCCATCTACTATATCAGCAGAGGTAATAGAACTGTTAAGGCTTAACTTGCCATAAGTAATACCAGCAGATGCATTAACATCTGCGTTAACGATAGCACCTGTACCAATAACAGTAGTTAGGCTTACGTTGCCAGTACCATCAAAGGATACGGCTGATGCTTCTACATCTCCAGTTAGTTGAAAGTTACGGGCTGTGCTTAAGGCACTAGCAGTAGTAGCGGTAGTTGCTGTGCTAGCAGTACCTGTAAGGTTAGCAGTAATAGTACCTGCAGAAAAGTTACCAGAAGAATCACGGGCTACGATAGCCGAGTTAGTATTGGCAGATGTAGCAGTTGTAGCAGAGTTAGATACTTTACCAGCAGTTGAGATAGTTCCCAACTTAGTGTCTGCGATAGCAGCACTTGCATTGATGTCAGCATTAACAATAGTGCCGTCAAGAATCATACCACTTGTTACTGTACCAGTAGAACCAGTTTGAACTATGTTAGCAAGAGTAATTCCGTGTGCAGTTGTAGTATTTTCAATGTGTTGATTAGCCTCACGGTAATCTCTACCAATTGCCATATGGCGCACTACAGCACCAGCAGAGTGGGCTACACCAGATGAACCATCAATACCACGAGTAATAGTAAGTGTGTTAGTTGAGACCGCCGTTACATCTACAATTTCTTCAAGTGCTGTATCTGGGTCAATCACCACCGTAAAGGTTTCGCCAGCAGATATTGTGGCACCACCTAGTAAAGAGGTTCCTGATACCACAGTTGCTGAAGTACCAGAGGAAGTTAACGCTCCAGATAAGGTTGTCTGTTGTGAGCGTGAGGAGTATTTGCGTGTTGTCATTTAGTTACCTATCGGCTGTAGTGGATGCGGATTGGATATTGGGTTTGTTGTCTTGATGTTTCCTCAGAGAGGCGTTGTGTATAAAGTGCTAGCAATTGACGAGATGCATTCTGAGAAGAACCAAATGGCCTCTTGCTATCTGTTTCATCTGCTTGTGGGCTAACTTGAGCCGCACGTGCTGGGTCAAGGTAGGTAAGCAAACGGTATGAAGCACCAAGTACTACCACATCTTTGCAAGATTCTGGTAGTCCAGTTTGTGTTGTAAACACCTGAGAATTAGTTGTAAAAGCAATTGGCTCAGTTGCATAAACAATTTTTACAGTTCTACCTGGTGTAATATAATCACCAATGGTTACTGTTTGAACATCGTCAGTTGAAGAAAATCCAAAGGCTGTAGGTTCAGCAAAAGAATCAAATGACCATCTACGCACTGGTATCCATTCTTTAGATGGACCAATTTCTTGCCACATAATTGTTAGGATATTATCTATATCTAAGTTAGCAAATGCATATGTAGTAATTGCTGCATTGTAAGTAAATGAAGTGTTATTTACTGCAAATATAGTAGCGCCCATTGCTTTAATAGTGTCATTAACTGCACGTTTAATTACGTGACGTGGGAAGGTAGGAGAGATAGTAACCTTAGTATCTGCTGTATGAGTAGCAGCAGTAGTTCCTAAATAGCCACGACCATATGGGGCTACAGTGGCTGTATTAGCAATACGGTCAAATGAATCTACCCACATTAACTCTTCATCAATCTCAACTACACCTTTACCTAGATTCTCAGTAGAACCTAAAGATAAAATAGTAGGTGAAGATGATGGTGATGTTAGAGTAGTAACTGCACTGGTTAAGTGAGTTGCTCTATCTTGTTGGTATGTATATCCAGCCAAGTTAATCTGGATTTCATCCATTATATTCGATAGGGTAGTTGTCATATCTTCCTTTATTATCTAGGTGTAATGATTTTCTTGTCGGGTGTAATTAACTTTGATTTAGGTTCTTCTTTAGGTTTGCCAAAAAATGCATTGTAGTAATGTTCATCAAATGAGAACCGCTTCATATGCGGGGCTAGTGCTCCTGTATGGGCATAGAGTGGAACCTCAGCCTTATCACATAAAGCAAAGAAGAATATATCTTCACCTATAAACTTAGTTCCTCTACCCATCTCCATAAATATTTGACCATCAACGGATACTTCACGAACTTTAGGTACAATACTTCGGTGCATTAATACAAATCCCATACCTGCTGCATCAACTTTAATAAGTTGATTAACTGGCATTGGGTGAACTCTTGTTAAACCAAAGCCACCTTCATCTCCAACTATAAAGTTAAAGATTGTAGGCATTGGAATCATTAATGGTTCTTCTGGATTATCTGTAGTAAAATATATTCCAGTAATAATAGGACGTTTTTCAATGTCTCTGTTATCCCATAATAATTTAAACTTTTCTGGACTAATTACTACATCTGAGTCTACCCATAGTAGCCAT